GTTACAAAAGGATTATACGTAAGATTGAGTAACTCTACTAAAGCTTTATTATCCTTGTTAGCTTTTAGAATGTCCTCTTTCTCAGTACGTGACGTTGTACCCTCCAGTTGTTCGAATACTGAAAACGCTTGCAAAATATGAGCCTCTGTAATGTTAGACAATATAATGTTCCTCCCCATTTGAGATTGTTTACATTAAAAAAGAAAAAGAACCCCACGAAAATTCTCCGTGGGGTCACACTGTCTTATATGATGCTAGTCTTCACCTAACGCATTGAATGTTGAAATAAATGGTAGCCAGTTAGATAGTAGACTTACTAACTGCCATTCGATACACCATTCACGGAATCCTTTAGAATTCACTTCTGGCATAACTCGTATATGTTTCTCTACTGACTCACCCAGCTCATCTGATTCTGGTACAAACTTAAAGTTCATGATTTTGTTATTGACAGCTAGAGTTTTAAGTCCCTGTTGCTCAAAGATACGCTTAAATACTGTTGATTTCATTAGCTTATCCTTTTGCTTACCCTGTGCGTTTAAAACGTTATCAATGTGACCATATTCGTCCATTAACTTCTTCGCTCTACCTTCTGCAATGCCTTCGATACCACGAATGTTATCTGAAGTATCCCCCACTAGAGCACGGAATCCAACGTAAGCTTCAGTAGTAACCCCTATTTCTTCATAGAAGTTAAGTGGTGTATACACCTTGTCTCGGAATGGACTGTACACTGATGCATTCTTACATACTAACTGCAACATATCCTTATCTGATGTCGCTACCATAACATGCTTTCCAGTCATTTCCGGTATAGCTTTTGATAAAACTGCCATAAGGTCATCCGCCTCATAACCCTCTAGCTTAATGGAGTTTACACCCAGTAATCGTAGCATCTTATGAGACTCCTCCATCTGCATGAATAAGCCCTGATATGCTTCTTTCTTCTCGTCATCATCCTTACCATAATCACGATTGGCTTTATAATCTGGATATATAGTCTTACGCCAAGCAGAGCCACCTTTAGCATCCCATGTTACAATAACACGTTCTGTTTCAGGGAATCGCTCTAGCATGCCTTTAAGAGAGTTCACAATACCATAAACAACCCCAGATGGTGTACCATCCTTCTTAGTTAGTTCTCCTGCTGGAGTATGAAAAATACGGTGTGCTAAGTTGTTACCATCTACTACTAAATACATTAAAATCTCTCCTTTATTCTTCCTTATTATTTGAAATAGCTGAGGCAATGATTGATGTAGGAACACATATCAGAAACATGGTTCCTAGCCATACCCAAAAGCTACTGAATATAAACTCGAATAGCTCTACCACTATATCACTCCTTTATTTTAAGTGCTTTAGCACCTTTAAACATTGACTCAGCCTTATTCATAGCCTGTGCTGGGGTTTCTGCTCTCATGGCTACAATTTGCTTAGTGCCATCTGGAGACTGAATAACCACCTTAAATCTTTCTATGCCTTGCTTTTTTCTATCCTCTTTGGTAGTGATTCCTTTTACTACCTTATCACTAAACTGGAAATGTATAAGGCAATCAAGCCTATTCTTACCTTTAGGCACCCTAGTACCTAAACCTTTAATTTTTATGTCATTTTTCTTACATATTCTACGTAATTCGTTGCCTAGGGTAAAGCTGGACATATTAAACTGCTCTATCAATTCTCTCATAGTGATAGATGCCGTATTGGTAGCCACCTCTAATAGGTTTTGGCTATCTTCCTCAGTCCATACTCTAGTATCCTCAATGTCACCCTCTGTATCAAACTCTGTTATAATTACCGGGGTATCATGATTTGTGCTATGAAGCTTATCTATGTTATAACCCATTTCAAATGCTACATCTTTTATGCGTTTACCCAAGGTTGTTAGACCTATTTCAGGTGCTACTTCCTTGAACATGTTAAGAGTGACTATACCTTCACTCTCAATAAGCTTCCTAACTCCATCATCCACTTCTTTAGTCCAAATTACTTTTCCTGTCATACAATCACCTCACCAAAAAGAAAGGAGAGAACAACAAATGTTCTCCCCGTAGGCTTTTACTCAAATCCTAATGCTTTTCTAGCTTTAGTGATAAGTTCTCCAGCCCTAGTCTTAGTTATTGTTACTTTACCCTCACTATCAATAATCACTTCTGACTCTAGGACAATGCCTTTAGCATGGGCTTGGTTATACAGGCTCTTTATATAAGAAACCTGTCTCTCACTAGCTACCTCTTCTACAGCTTGACTACCAAATGCCTGTTTCTCACGCCCTTGAATATCAACTGTAATTGATTTTCTACTAGCAATAAAGTCACACAAGTGTACAAACTTTTGCATAGCTGTTTCAGGTTCCTGTAATATTTGGTTACCCGCTCTATCGGTAGTCCAAATACCCATATGAGTTTCGATTAACTCACAGATGGTATCCCACCAACCTTCAAATTCAGGGTATTTAAGCGTAGTTTCAATAGGACGCACTCGGTTACGAACTAATAAGGGGTGCTCTGTAACAGTGTTGGTACCCCACTCTTCCTCACCTTGCTTACACACATCATGTAGGATTTCACTAGCACGAATAATGTCCTTCTCCCAATCAGTAAATGGAGCATACAAACGGTGACCTAGTAACTCTTCTCCTACCCAGAACACTGACTTAACATGGCGTACTAATCCATGCATACCCAGACTCGATACTGGGTGGTACTTACCAGATGATGATGCAGGCACTACCCAGAAATAGCTAGGTGCCAATCCCAACGCCTCAATTACCCCTTCCTTCACTATTGGGTTCTGAATTCTTTCTAGCTCATTGGCAAAGATTAAGGATGGATTAATATCCATATTAATTTTCTTATTCATTTTAGTCCTCCTAGGCTTCTCTATTTACAATGACTGAATATCCGTGCTCACTAATTGTTACCACTGCTGTACCAATCAGCTTAAATCTAGGCACCATTACTTTAGGACTAGTAGGGTGTGGCACGTTACAGATAAATCTATCTACGCCAACTGATTCACGTCTATACGTGTTACCAGTATCCACCTGTAGGTAAATTACTTCCTTCATAGCAAGTGAGTCATGGTGGTGCTTTGGCACAGCTATCACCACATACTTCCCACCCTTATAATGTTGATACAAGCCCCCTACCATTAAGTGCTCTGGTGGTGGATTTCTTAGAAACTCATCAGCATGTGATAAAGCGTCTCCCATACTATTCCTCCTTATCTAATTTTAGAGTTCCATTTATAGTCACACGCTCTAAGGGTTGTGAACAAGTTGTAATCTTAGTACCATCCTCGTTCAACACTACCTCATCACCGTATTCATTGATATATTTGTAGGGAAAAGTTATCTTCTCTATAACTTGGACTTTTGAACTGTCCACACTACCCCTCCTTAATAAAAACAGTGTAGGGAAGCCCCTACACCGTTCTAACTATTACTTATTTCTACGTCTTTGAATAGCCGCTTGGATTTCATCCTCTAGGTCTTCATCTCCACCGCTACCACCCTCAGTACCAGTATCAGCACTATCATCTTGGTCATCGCCCTTAGACTCATCTTCACTAGACTCTGTAGGCTCTCCACCTTCCATGATAGTCAAGATTTCATCATAAGTCTTAGCTTTAGTTAGTGGTTCTAGGTCATTAAGATGCTCTTCCCAGTCATCCATACCAATAGCGGATTCTTTACGCACTGTTTTCACATCATACTCAGTGTTAAATTGACCAGAACCAGACTTAGTGATAATGATGTCTAGACCTTCCTTAGGGTCAGTAACATCACCATACTCAGGGTCCACGATAAGTTTGATAAGGTCTTTGTAGACACCAACACCAGTACCAAGAATCTTGATAGGGGATTCTTTCTCATTAGTCTCAGTGTTGTACCATACTTTCTTATCATCTTCCTCACGTAGCTCAAAAAGAGATAGGTCTACCGCTCGGTCGATAGCATTGTAGTACACACGTTTCTTACGGTTAAGTTGTTTAGCTTGCTTCTGGTAGTCGTCATCCTTCTTCTTAGAAAGATTCCACAGTTCCTTAGAAGCCTCACATACTGGACACTTAGCGTTCTCATCCTTGGTTTTAGGACAAACCACCATAGTACCATTCTTGTTGCTAGATGACTTACCTACACTGTAGTGTACCCACACTTCTTCACCGAAGGATTCCATGTTATCTGATGGTGGTAAGATACGTACCACGTTACGACCATCCTTGATAGACAAGAATGACATACCGTTGTTCTGACCCCCACTAGACTCATTAAGCTCCTTTAATCTACCCATCAACTTATTAACATCCAACTTCTTAGCCATTATAAGTTCCTCCTTACGGCATCATCGTCTTTTAGACTACAGCCTTTTTATGCTTTCCTGTGTATGATGAATCGGTTCACAACCAACTCACCAAAATAAAAGTCGAGCCATTAAAATTTCTCTCCCTGTGCTGTTTTCATGAATATTTCCTCACTGTCGGTTACTTTAATTTCCACACCCAGTATATAAAGTTTACTCTCTTTATCGATGGACATAGGTTTCGTTTGTTCCTCTAGGTCTTGTCGCAGTAATTTATCCACATGTGCAGATACCTCAATGGCATCTGGGAAACGTGAATTACATACATAATATTGAGTCACTAATCTTGCCAATGCATCTATCATAGTGGTATTGCCAGACACAAGAATACCCCCTTTCCTTTATACAAAAGAAAAGAGGGCAAAGAAAAAACCACTCCCTTGTAGAGAGTGGTCATTTATAATATGTTACTTATTTTGCAGGTATTATTTTCTCTATCTCAAAACCCTTGACTAGCCATTTTAGTAGCACCGACTTCGTACACTCTATACGCACTTTCGTTACCTTGTTGTACAGAACATAAGTAGAATTGTCTCTAACCACATTCATCCTTACACCTCGTTTAGTTAAATTTTCCATAGGCAATGTCGGGAGAAAACTTTCTCACCATCAATTTTTTGCCCCCAAACGGAAAATTTCAAACGTTTTTCTACTGGTAGTGGTTAAATCGCCTCTCGCTCACCTTCCCAATATAATCTTGCGTAAGAAGGTATTACTCCACCCTCATCAATGACTTTTTCATAAGTGGCTTTATCCTTTTTCGCCTTATTGTGCAACTGCATTTGTATGAAGCCATCAACTCCATACGCTTCAATATCTTCGATAGTTGCCTCAAAAGCGTCACCATAGTTATAACCAATCTCCATTTCTGAAACGATAGGCACGTCACCTAGGAACTTATAGAACTCATTATATTCTGCTAAGTTTTCCATGATATGTTTCACCTTAGGAGCAACAATTAATACTTCATCCTTAGGACAATCCAATACAATACTATCGTGCACAGTAATACAGATTCGGCTACGTAGTCCTTCTTCACGCAACCATTTGTTAATCTGAATAAGTGACTGTAACGTACAGTCAGAACCAGTAGACTGAATAGGTGCGTTTACTGCTTGACGTTCAGCCTCATTAGCTACTGAACGGTCAATAGAGTCAATAGTTAACAGGTTACGTTTACGTCCAGTAAGAGTTCTAACAAACTTATCACGTTTAGCACTACGCTTAATGCCTTTAATCCACTTCTCAACCATAGGGAATCGTTTGAAGTAGTTGCGAATGAATTTCTCACATTCCTCTACGCTCATGTTGATACCTTCAGCACGTAAATCCTCGGATAAACCTTTCGCACTTTCTTGATAAACAATCCCGAAC